ATATATCGAAGCGCCGTTTGGTAAAAACTGATTTGAATCTATACGATATTGCGCCACAGATTAGTATCCAGACTTCGCTTTCTTTTTGCTTTCTTTCTTCACTTTTGGATTAGTTTCAATTTCGACTTCATCATCGTCGTCTTCATCATCGTCGTCTTCATCATCATCTTCATCATCATCGTCTTCATCATCGTCGTCACTTTCGAAGATTGCTGCAACCAACTCATCATAACCTTCTTCTGTTGCAAATAATTCTTCAAGAGCTGCGCGATCTTCCTCAGATGCTTCTTCTAGGAAATCTTCAACTGCTTGTGTGATGTCAGCGGCGTGCTGTTCATAAACTTCCTCGTCTTCGCCGGGAGTATAACCCTTCCGATCAGCGAAGGAAGAATTTTCAACAGCTGCACGAATCTCTGCGTATCCTGGTCCTTCCATTGCAACAACGGTGTGCTTATTGATGAATTTCTCTTCATCACCACTACGTGGTTCATATTTTTCCAGAATCTCTAGTAGTCTATCCTTCATCGTTATCTCCAGCTTCTTCTGTATCTGTAGTTTTGTTAAAAATTGCCGAAGACACTGAATCATACTTCGCCTGCAAAGCAGAAACCAATTTAGATTCAATCGCGGCCGAGAACGCATCATATGTTTGATTCGGCTTCTCTGATACGGCCGCGGTAATAATGTTTGTAATATTCGTCACAATTAAACTCCTCTCAGTTATTTATAAATTACTTTTGTTCAGATTCTTCTTCGTTGTCTTGTTCTACTTCATCCGGTTGTTTATCTTCCGGTGGTTCTGGTTTTGGTTCTGGTTTTGATTCTGGTTCATCATCATCGTCACCTTCAAAATCCATATCAGCATCAGCATATCTCGGATCATTCTTTTCACTGGCAATCTGTTCATCAATACTTTTAATGTCTTCTTCACTTTGTTGAAGAATTTGTCGCCGCGTGTATTCGTGTGAGTAATATGTACCGATCGACTCTTCCATCTCTCGCAAAAGGCTTACTCTATCACGAAATATTTCCATTTGCTTTAGTTCATGAAAATAATTATCAATCGCGTAATCGTATTGTATTATATGTCGCCACTCTTTCCAATCATCAGGCGTACAAATACCCTTTAGTAACAACTGTTGTTCAAGAAGTTTATTAAACAGTTCGCTGAACTTATTTCTCAAACGAGTAATAAACTTAGAGAACTTTACTTCATCTCTTGTGATCTCAGTGGCACGACCTAATGAAAATGTAGAATCAGACTGTAAACGAGTAATTGGAACATTCAGAGACTTATACAAAAGATTCTGAAAATATTGTACATCTTCTATTTCACCGAGATTCTGACCACCTGGCAATGTAGTGATTTCTGTACCACGACCACCATCTCGTCTCGGTAACCAGAAATCCTCAAGCATCGTCATAAACTTACGATCATCTCGAACTTCACCCGTGCCTGAATCATACACAACTTTATTTTTAAACTTTGTCATGATGCTGTTTAGATACTGTTCTGCCTTTGCTTTTGGCAGTCCACCAACATCAACATAAAAAATTCTGCGTTCTGGTGCTCTTGATATACGATAGATAACAAGAGAGTCTTCCATAGATCGTAACTGATTCAATGGTCGAATCGCTTTATGCATATATGAAAGAATTAAATTATTGTCTGTTGCTTGTATACCACTGGTACAATAAGCAATTGAGTCTTTTGAAATCTTGATACCAGCTGACTGGCCAGAACCGCCGGTTGAATTTGATCGGTTCAAAAAACCTGCTGGATTGTAAATGTAATATTCTGCAACAACTTTTTCAACAGTCACATCTTGTGCTGTCTTTTCTTTTTTTACTTCACGAACTTTCTTGATATATCTTGGATCAATATAACGAAGTTCAATAATTCCTTTGTTTGGTTTACTTTCATCAATAATGACATGATAGTATAATCGACCATCAATGTACCACCGACGGAATATTTCGTAACTCAAATAATCAAACTCAAGTTTTTGTAATAATGTGGTAAACTCTTTACGGATACTGTTCTTAATGCTATCACTAACTTTTAGATTGTCGAGTACCAATTGAACAGTTTCTTCATCAGAATCTTCAACAATTGCTTCATTGCAAATATCTTGAACAGCGAGATCAACAATAGGATCCAATGCCATTGTTCGGTACTTGGTTACAAGTTCCGCTTCAGTTCTAACACTGCCGTCTAGATCAACATATGTACCATAAACTCCACCCGATGCAATGGTTAACGAACCATCGTCATTGGATGGAGGTACGAAAGAAACAACTTTCTCTTGTTCCTTTTCCTCTTTTTTTCTGTTAATTTGAAAACCAAATAAATCCATTATAATTCAACTCCGAATAAAAAAAGTGAGGGCATAAAGATATTTATGCCCCCATATGTGACGAAGTTTGCGCTCGATGGTATTAACTACCGGGAGCCATCACATCAAATGCCCATGTCACAGAATAAGTACCGATTGTATCAGTTGTATTCCAATCCAATTCAATAGTACCTACATCTGTTGGCCAACAACCTTCGAGTTTGTAAGAACGAAGCGCACTGCCTCCACCCTTACCATACAAGAAAACTTCTGCGTCAGTCTTATATGCTTCAAAGACTTCATCACGAGTATTACCAGCAGCAGAGTTAATTGCTTCTTGCCAATCCTCTAACTCATTTCGCAGAGCGAAGTCTTCTTCAATCATGAGCGTTGTTGTCCATTCGGCATATGTTCGATCGCCAGCAACTTTGATCTTACGACCAAAGTAAGGAACCTCAATTACTCCCATTGTCATTCCAGGAACTTGCGAGGCCTGACAAAGGAAGTTCATGGGATTACCTAATCGTGTGACTTGCACTTCGAACAGGGCAGGACGATACCCACCCGCTGCGATCGCGCCATTCTTAAATGATTCAATACTGAAAGCCATTTTTTATTCTCCTATTATTTTATCTATTTATTAAAATTGACCGATAACTTCGGAGAATTCTACGCCAGACCTAACAGCAACAAAGTTCAGCTGAATGAAGTTAATGGATCGAGCAGGTTTGATGTATATATCACCAATAAACTCATTGCGATCAACAACTTCTCCAGTATTGTTTGTTTCGTCACAGATTACAACAAAATCAGTAATACCACGACGACCCTGTACATTACGCAGGAACGGTGTCACTAGATTGACGAATGAAGCACGAGTAAATGAATCGTTGAACTCAAACAGAGTAAACTTAGCAGATGTCGCAATCGCCTTCTCAAGAACGATAAACAGACGACGAACATTGATCCGATCAAAGGCGGATGGTTTCGCCAGAAGAGTCTTGTCGCCGAATAATACAGTACCTTGTCCGGGGAAGTTGACAACTGGGTTTACACCATTTGAATAAAGTACATCGCGTTCTGCCTTCTTAGGATTCCAAGAAAGACGAAGAATGTTCTTTACTTGACCACGATTGAATCCAGCAGGTGACCACCACGCATCATTAGTGTCTGCGGTATATGCAGTCAAACCAGCAGTATCGCCGTTCAAAGGAACATACCGATATTGATCATTATACTTGTCATATTGATACTTGTATGCAGAATCAAGCACACCATAAGAAGTTGATCGAAGTGCATCTCTGAAAGCAAGGACCTGTTGCTCGGTGTCACCATAAGTCTGGTTGACAACATCAGCACGATCGGGCGAACAGAATACAAGACAGTCTTTTCGCGTTTCAGCAATGTTATCTATCAGATAGTTGGCAAGTTGTTGTCCTACAGAACCACCACGAGATTTGCCGGTGATGAGTAGAGAGATATCGATATCTTCTGCTGACTTATAATGGTCATATGCATTAATAACATCTCCAACCGCAATGTTGGTTTCGTTTTTGGTATCACGACCGCCAACAAATGACTTACTATAGGGTGCAGTGTTAGTGGAGGACGCTAAGTTATCAGAGGTTGCAGAAGCAGCGCCAGATATGTCGTGCCCGTACCAAACATATTCTGAAGTTGTATTCAAGACATCTTTATAGTAGTTATTTCCACCATCAAGAGTTTTCGCGTCAGTTGCGCGAGATAGTCCCTCATACACTTCAAGAGCAGTGCCAGGTATACCTGAAATCTTACCATCTTCATCATAAACAATAACGTGCATCTCATCTTGAGCGGCAGTGTTACCGTTTGCTAGTTGATAGGGTGATTGCTTGGGTGCTTTATTCACAAGACCAGCACCGCCCCAGAGTCTTCGTAGAGTTGTATCTGAGAAGTCAGAACTCAGAACAAATCGATCGCTGAAGTTGATAACAACAGTTGCTTCGCCGTTTTCTGATTCCTCGACCACTGTTTTATTGATAACACCGATTGAGGTGATCACTAAGTCCTGTTCACCTACAGAACTATTGCCTGCTCGAACTAAGTCATTTACAGCTAAAGTTCCGATTATTGTTGTAAGCGCGCCTGAACTTGAGTTCGCATCACCATTTGCCGTCGCACCGACAGAAATTGTAGCAGTGTTGGAACCAATTGTGAAAGCGATATTCGCTGTTTCAACGTGATCAGCAGTGTTTCCGCTGGTATTAGCAGACTGTACAGTCAATAGATTGGTGTTGCTACTAAAGGCAGCGGCACTGTCACATACTGAGATACGCAGAGAGTTACCGAGTTCTCCAGGATACTTTGCTACAAATTGAACATCTGAATCATAGTTGCCTTCCGCGGTAATATAGTCCTCATCATTCTTTGTGATTTGAGAGGCTAGGTTTGCAATATTGGTATTTGCAATCGCATTGAATGAATAGTTGGCATCAAAGACTTGAATGTCCGCTGCGGCAACACTGTTTGCAGTAGCAGCTACAGACAGTTCAAACGCGGTATTACTAGTAACCGATGCGACGGTTGCGTCAGCTGGTATACCTGGACCAAATACAGCATCTCCAACAGCGATGCCGGTTGTGTTACTAACAGTTACAGTGGCATTAGCTGCTGTTGTTGTGGCTCCACTGAATGAAAAAGTATTACCAGTTGAGTGATGTGCGCGACTTACATATAAGGCATCAGCATATGCCAAGAAGTTTGCGGCGCTAAAAAATGTTTCGTAGTTTGCGTTAGTCGGTTTACCGAATCGGTCAACTAACTGATCTTCGTTTTGAATCAGTAGTGGTTTGTCTACTGGTCCCCAACGAAAAACACCACCGATTGCTGCTTCAGTAGTAGATACTGCTGGAATTACAGTAGTCAAATCTACTTCGGTGACATTTACGCCCGGACTAAGTTGAAAAGGCATAGTGTTTTCTCCCTTTATTGGTTTTCAATTATAGCATTTTAAATTATTGTGCTTTAAGTTTTTCTTCTATTTTTTATTTATAAGATTTGATATTTCTCATAGTTCACCGTTCATCGTCGGCAAAAAGAAATGCATTACCTTTTACCGCCATGGGAGGGTTATCTTCAAAGTGATCCTGCCCGTCATCAATGATTCCGAAAGGAGTTAATTCATTCATCAGTTGTTCATCATTCATTTCTCGTAACTGACTAATAGTATTTATATCAGTTAATTCTTTAAAGAATTTCTGATTAGATACCCAAGCAAAGAGTACAAGTCCCATCACAAGATCATCATGACATCCAGATTCGGCTTCCCATCCTACACCTTTTTTACTGAATGTTGACAATTCTTTAATCGTATCAAAATCATTTATTATCAGTTGGTTCTGTTCAATCAACAATTTCAGTATAGAACAACCTACCGACTTAACGGTTTTTGTTGTTCGTACACCCTTATCAGACTTTGATGAGAATCCAGTAGTTAATCGTTTCCCGCCGCGGCCGGCATTTTCAGTGAATAACATATTCTCATATTCAAAATCTTCATATAATGTACTGGAGACTTGTTCACCAATATCATTAACCTCAACAAGAATTTGTGCTTCATTATAGAAAGTACCTATTCTATGGATTACTGAAGAATAATCCATCGGAGAAATCATATTGTCACGATATGCACATACTTGCATATAAGGCATTTGAGTGGTGTCTATGACTTGAAATGCCGAATAATCTAATCCTTTACCGCGAGAAACATCAACCACAATAGTGTAATTGTGATCGATCACCGGTCTATAGAACATAGACAGACCATTCTTTTCTTCAATCGGTTCACGATACACAAGTTGTTTTAGTTTATTACCTGATATAAGTGTACCACTACTACCTTGAAATTCACACTCCATTTCTTGTGCGAACTTCTCAGTGTCAAAGTCCAGCGCGGCGAGCGTTTCTTGTTTCCAATTCTCGTCGCGACCAGGAACATCATACCACATTACAGATACAAACTGATATCCATTTTTACCTTCTCGGGCACCTTCACAAGTTTTATAAAAATGATTCAATCCGTTTGGTGTAGATGTAAGCAATATTTTTGTGGTTGTGCCTGAAGATATTGTTGGAAATACTGCGGCGAAGAATTGATCCCAGTTCGTAACGAAAGCTGTCTCGTCAATGTATAGGAAAGATACGGATTTGCCACGAATAGCAGTAGAGGAAGTAGCGGTTGCGATGATCTTTGATCCATTTTCAAACTCTACTGATCCTTTGTTCCATTCCACGACTCCTTGTTGTAACCATTTTGGTAATGCTTCGTAAGCTGTTTTGATACGATCCAATATTTCTCTTGCAGAGTCTCCTTTATCAGCGAGTAGAGCGACAAGTTTATGATTATTGAAAAGAATATAATGAAGTATAAGACATACAGCAGTCGTTGTTTTACCAGACTGCCGCGCTGTAACGACACATGTTCTTCGGTTGTTTGTTGTCTTTTCAATGATATCTCTCTGATAATCATATAGATCAATAGGTATTAAACCACGATCTACATGGACTATTTGAATATATTTTTCTGAAAAATAAATCGGATCAGATGAACAAGTTACATATTCGCGGATCATATCCTCCGTCCACGAAATATCTACACCGTGTCTTTTTAAATTGGTGTTACCCAAATACGATCTATATTCTTCAATATCTTTAATCGGTACTGACATCATTCTCTTGATTAATCATTTTTAATAAATCACTCGTAGACCCAACAAATAAATTATTATTTACGGTGTTGGGTGACACATTTTCTTGTTCAGTATTTAAGAGTTTCTTTTTCTTGTCGTGAAGATCAATTAAATCTTTATTCAGTTCGCTCATATTTTTAATCAGTCCTGAGAGAACCTCATATGATCTAGGATGTTGCGATTGATCAGCAATTGTTAATAACTCATCCATTGACCTAGTACCCTTCTCTATTAAGTCGTACATATTCTTACGAACATATGCTACATCTGTTTCTGCCTGTCTATTAGAGGACATAGTAGGTTCATAAGTTGTCGGAATGTTTTCTTCTTTTGGCATTGGAGTAAGATCAAGAACTTCACCGATTATATCATCTGACATATTATGCTCCATCATCTGGGAATGTTTCATCTATGTCCACTATATAACCAAAGTTTTCATCAGAAGAGATATTATTGGAAGAAACAGTCAAAGATGCGTTTGATGTAGCCGCGCCGTTTGCTGTTTGACCTGGTGTGACTGTAATTCTCGATATAACATCAGTGTTGCCAACAGCATCATCAATGTCGTTAAACAGTGTCGCATCATATAACTGAGTATTCGCGAGTTTGATGATCTCACTCTTCTTGGTAGGTCCAAAGAAGAATCCTTTCATCGTGTAATCAAAGGTAAAGATCAACGACTTTCTTTCCTCAAACGAACCTTCATACACATCATCTTGTGAGGTGCCTGTTAGAACCAGAGGAATGTCAAGAGTAATATCTGGATCAGAAATCAACTGAACTGTCGTTGTCCACTCAGGAGTAAAAAACGGTAGAATCTGTTCTATGATCTGAGTACCATCATCAACAGTCTTTACAAAAATTGACAAAGAAAACTGAATATCATAAGGCACTGGGTTATACTGGTATCTCTTTTGATCTTCATCCGCATCTGATGGTGTCGTTACAAATCGTCGAATTGTTGGCAATTTTCTCTCAGGCGCATAACTAAACCCGGTGATTTCAAATCCCATTCTCGGTAATGTAATTGCGAATGGCTGATCCATTGGATCGAGGTCTTGATCAACTCCATCAATACGAGCAAGAAACTTTTCTTTTGGTCCATATGCGAGAGGAACTTTGAATGATGCCTTAACATTACCATCAGAATCTTTGCGATTAATCCACACATCGTTAAATAATGTGCCAAACAGTATGACATATTTTCGAAGTGTACCATGTGCGAAAGTTTGACCAAACATATTAGATAGACCCTTCTGAGAAAGGATTTGTTTCGGTGAAGTCTATAATATCAGCACCGGATGACTGGAACGTAGCATTCTCGGAAAATGGATCATCAGTAGTGTAATCAGGTGCGGAAACTGGTCGTCCAGTGTTCGCGTCCATAATAATATCACCGTTCGCATATGTTGAGTCGGCGTTTGACACGGCAATATTTTCAGAATATAATTTCTCTAAATTGTCAATCTCAGGAACGCCTGTATTTAAATCTTCATGACTATATTCAAACAATTCGCAACGCAAATCATAACACTGTAAGGCACCCATTTGATAAAAGTTAGGTGCTTCATGTTCAGCAATCTTGATAACATATACTTTACCGGTAAGTGGGAAAAATATCAAGTCACCTTCTTCAGGCCGAACCTGTATTTCTGGCGCGCCTATTTCGTTGGAAAATACTCTCTGTGAAACAGTGAAGGTAATTTCATCACGAATCTGAATATTGAACTTAGAGAGAAAGTCACCTTCACCCTCAAACCCCTCAACATTCTTAATATACATTTCAACCAGATATGCATCATTATAGGAGGCAACGGTAACTTCTCCAAAAATATCATCTTGTTCATCAATTGTTCTCGGGCAGTAATACAAATCATGACCGTAGATTTTAATTGATTCAATGATCAAATCTTCGATTAGATTTTGTTCTGCATAACTCTGAAAATTATTGAAGAAGACGTTGGTTGTCATGTAATTATCCCAACATATCAGAAACAGGGAGGGAATAATTGTTAATCATTTCTTCTTCCAATCTCTTAATTTCGGTATCGGCATCATCGTATATCTTATTGCCATTAAATGTCACGCCGCCCGGTAATTGTAATCCCTCAAACTTTGTTAGGTTTGAACCCCATTGCCTTTTAATGAGTTGTGCAGTATAATGTTGTAACCAACGATCTGCCCACACATCAGTGTATACATCAGGATCAACAACCTCATAAGCCTCCACTAACAAATACTGCCCAACAGTCATAGTAGATTTAGTTTTGTCGAGGTGTAAAATGTCGCGATGGCGATTATAACGTATCGGAGTTTTGCCAACAAGCATCTCTTGAACAAGTCCAAGATGTGTCATTGTCGCATAATAGTTTGTAAGTCCAATATTAGACAATGTATGCATGTCGTTGAGTGCGATTTGATACTTTATATTAAACAGATCACCAGTGGATGAGGTAGGATCGCCGAGTTCAAATATCTTAACAACACCAATGATATTCTCGGGAAGAGTAATCGACTGCGTTGATATCGTATTCGCGTCTATCTGATGTTTATAATACGTTTTTTCGGTTCCATCAAAGTGATAATCCCAATAGAAACGTATTGCCTGGTCAATACGATCGTCGACTTGATCGTCATCAACGTTGATCTCGATGACAGGTTTGCCGAGTGATCGCAGGCAGTATTCTTTAAAATCAGAACGTGTAGCAGGGACTGCCATTTGATATCTCCGTAATTAGTTTGTCTCGGTGTTATTTATATAATCAAATTATTGTCTCCAGAACTCAAGACCCCGCACATCACTTATAACTTGTGGAGGCAAAACATCCGCTGGCTTTCTACAATAGTATTTTATTTTAGAACTGACATGATGCATATCAGACAATCCATAGACTTTATTATCCTTCTCTCTATGTTTATTATATAGATTTTTATAATCATGTTGATAATAGGGTTGTTCTATAAAATTATAGATTGATTTCATAGTCGCGTCTGTATTTTCTACTAGATCAGAATATTCAACTAAGAGTATGTTATCCTTTAATTCGCCCGACAAAGCATTTTTCAATCCTGTATATGCTCTTCCTAGAGGACCATCTGATGCGATATACTGACAACGTGTAAAATCATTCAGAGGAAGATTATTGGATTGTAGAAACCTATCAATAAAATTCAATTTCTTGTCTTGATTTCGCGAAATCATCGCGATGAAAGAAGTTAACACTTCGTCGAGATTTCGCACAGTACATATAATCTTTGGATTTTTTATATCAAAATATTTTGAAATATATTCGGGTCGGTGTGTCCAACTTCTATTCTTATCAAAAATAATATCTTCTTTTACATCATTATAATAATTGTATAATGAAGATTGCAACATGCTTTTTTTATACGCGGGTTTTGGATATGATTTATACAGGTCATTATTTTCTATAGAAGATTCAAGTGCGACGATCGAACCACATACAGGAGAACTTGGACCACTATAAAATGTAGGATTTTGATTTAACAAAGCAGACAACATTGAACTGCCGCTTCGCGGAAGTCCAGACAAAAAATAATAAGTTTTCATAATCTACTTCTCAAAGAAAATACTCAGACTAAAACGATACTTTGGACCTAGTCTCGATTGCGGCCGGATTGTATGTGGAATTTCTCCATCAAACCAAATGATTCTTCCTGGCACAAATCGCGATCCAAAGATAATATCGTGGTTCTCGTTCTTATCATAGAACAATGTCTCACCCGACCAATGATCTTGCCAATCCATATTTACATAATATAGAAAAACATTTTCGTTGATGTGTGTATGTGTCCAATGTGTGTTTGTACATACATCATTGTTTACAATACAACGAATGAATTTGTCGGGATTAATTTTCTCGTGTAAAGGATGTCCCTCTACAAAATCAGAAAAGAAATTGATTGAATTGAGTTTTTCGGGAGTCCACCGAGAGAACATATATTGTTCGGAATTGTCAGTATTATCAGACCACCCTATCTGATAAGGACATTTTTTCACCGACTCTTGTATATCAAATCTTTTTGCTAAACTAAAGACATTATCATATACATCAACTCCTTTTATAGGAGAGTAGTGTGTTATCTTTTTCATTATAAACTTCCATTGTGTTAGTCTTATATCATATCACAAAAATATATTACTGTCAATCTAAAATATCCAGATGATGTTTTACGAATGGTGTGTTCCAAATATATGCTGAACCAGATGAACCACCATTATCGTCATCCAGATAAGAACCAACCACGATTCTACCTGATCCTACCGCAACTGATCTACCGAACCTGTCATTTGACGCAGCATCACTGGCAACTATCTTGGCGAGTTGAGTGCCATCCAGATCAAAGATATATGATGAACCAGAATCATCACCATCACCATAAGCACCAACCACGATTCTACCTGATCCTACCGCAACTGAGAAACCGAAACTGTCACCCGACGCACCATCACTGGCAGTTATCTTGGCTAGTTGGGTGCCATCCAGATCAAAGATATATGCTGAACCAGTCTGACCACCATTGACGTCATCACCATAAGAACCAACCACGATTCTACCTGATCCTACCGCAACTGAGTGACCGAACCTGTCACCCGCCGCAGCATCACTGGCAGTTATCTTGGTTAGTTGGGTGCCATCCAGATCAAAGATATATGCTGAACCAGACTCACTACCATCATCGTCATCCAGACTAGCACCAACCACGATTCTACCTGATCCTATCGCAACTGAGGTACCGAACCTGTCACCATTGTTAGCATCACTGGCAGTTATCTTGGTTAGTTGGGTACCATCCAGATCAAAGATATATGCTGAACCAGATGCAGAACCATCATCGTCATCCACCAAAGCACCAACCACGATTCTACCTGATCCTACCGCAACTATTTCCCCGAAATAGTCAGTCGCCGCACCATCACTTGATTTTATCTTGGCGAGTTGGGTGCCATCCAGATCAAAGATATATGCTGAACCAGACTGACTACCATTATCGTCATCACCCGAAGCACCAACCACGATTCTGCCTGATCCTATCGCAACTGAGACACCGAAAAAGTCACTTCCCGCAGCATCACTGGCAGTCATCTTGGCGATTTGAGTGCCATCCAGATCATAGATATATGCTGAACCAGACTGACTACCATTATCGTCATTACTATAAGCACCAACACAGATTCTACCTGATCCTACCGCAACTGAGTAACCGAACTCGTCACTTGACGCACCATCACTGGCAGTTATCTTGGTTTCATTGCTGGGTGTAGTGGTATCATCATATTCATCAGTAACACCCATATCCTCTTCATAAAAACTTAGGTCTCTGCTTAAAAAACTACCAAATGTAGATATATTTCTATAAGGCATTTACAATGCTCCAATTGTGTCTATAGCACTCCAAGTTGTATCATCTTCTGTATCAATGCTGTTTAACTTGTTTTTGTTATCCTGATAACGACCGAGTAAATCACCGAAGGCCACTCGCATTAGGTTATCTTTGTCAACAATCTTCTGAGCAAGTACATCAACAGTTTCACCACGATTCGTGGACATTATTGAAATCATTGGTACAACCGAAGTGTTATCAGCAAGGTATCTCTCTGCTTCAGAAACCTGTACATACCAACTTTCCCTTTCTGACAGAGGGTAGTCTTTTACCATTTCTCCCGACAGATATGCAAACCGTTTCTCATTATTCTGATCTTTTGTTTTATGTAATGCCAGAAATTTCTTCTTACGGTCTGCATCATCTTCAAAGTATCGAGCTTCAATCGTATAATTTAAAATATATGCATCACCATTTCTAGTAATATCAGCATATCGTAAAACCTCATCCCACGCAGTCGCTGGCCGATTTGTGTAGGTATCAACTTCAACTACATCATCCGGTAAAGTCTCGCCCCTTTGAATATTTCCAGTGAGTTCATTATTCCTATAAGGAAACTCAATAACGTCACCTGTTGTTGTATCTATTCTTGCGTAATTCATATTAGTATCCTAATTGTCTTTCAATATAAGTGTCGAAATTTTCGTCCAGATCATAGATATATGCTGAACCAGAATCAGTAGCAGTATCGTCATCGAAATCAGCACCAACCACGATTCTACCTGATCCTATCGCAAGTGAGACACCGAAATGGTCAGCATTCGCAGCATCACTGGAAACTATCTTGGCGAGTTGGGTGCCATCCAGATCAAAGATATATGCTGAACCAGAACCAGTAGCACCGTACGGAGGATGTCCGCCAACCACGATTCTACCTGATCCTACCGCAACTGATCTACCGAACTCGTCATCTGCCGCGCCATCACTGGCCTTTATCTTGGCTAGTTGGGTGCCATCCAGATCAAAGATATATGCTGAACCAGAATTAGAACCATTATCGTCATCGTCATAAGCACCAACACAGATTCTACCTGATCCTATCGCAACTGAGAAACCGAAACTGTCATCTGCCGCGCCATCACTGGCAGTTATCTTGGTTAGTTGGGTACCATCCAGATCAAAGATATATGCTGAACCAGAATTAGAACCATTATCGTCATCACGATAAGCACCAACCACGATTCTACCTGATCCTACCGCAACTGATCTACCGAACAGGTCACCTGCCGCAGCATCACTGGCCTTTATCCTGGTTAGTTGGGTACCATCCAGATCAAAGATATATGCTGAACCAGCTAGACCATCATCTGCATCAGCACCAACCACGATTCTACCTGATCCTACCGCAACTCCGGCACCGAACTGGTCACCTGTCTGCAAACCGGTACCTTCTATAATGGCGATTTGGGTGCCATCCAGATCAAAGATATATGCATGACCCCCGCCCGCCTTGTAAGCACCAACCACGATTCTACCTGATCCTACCGCAACTGAGAAACCGAAAAAGTCACCTCCATCAGCATCACTAGCAACTATCTTGGCGATTTGGGTGCCATCCAGATCAAAGATATATGCTGAACCAGAATTAGAACCAGCTAGACTATCATCACGAGAAGCACCAACCACGATTCTACCTGATCCTACCGCAACTGAGAAACCGAACTGGTCATTTGACGCAGCATCACTGGCAACTATCTTGGTTTCGGTACTCTGTATGGTTCCAGTCAGGCGATTAAACGATTTGTGCAATAGTTCGCCTTTGTCACTTATTACTATATCACTTGCGCTGTCTTTAAAGGCCATTAGTATCCACTCTCCCAATCTTTTACATCGAACGGTGTAATAACATCTGGTGTGTCCCAAATATATGCTGCGCCAGCACTACTACCATCACCATAAGCACCAACACAGATTTTACCACATCCTACCGAAATTGCGGCACCGAAATTGTCACCTGCCGCACCATCATTGGCATCTATCTTGGCGAGTTGGGTGCCATCCAGATCAAAGATATATGCTGAACCAGAATTAGAACCATTATCGTCATCCAGATAAGCACCAACACAGATTCTACCTGATCCTATCGCAACTGATCTACCGAAATAGTCACCTGCCGCACCATCATTGGCATCTATCTTGGCGAGTTGAGTGCCATCTAGATCAAAGATATATGCTGAACCAGAATAAGTACCATTATCGTCATCACCATAAGCACCAACACAGATTCTACCTGATCCTACCGCAACTCCGGAAGTGCCGGAGGCGAATGGCGCCGATCGACCGAAATAGTCGCCAATGTCACCATCACTTGGTTTTATCTTGGCGAGTTGATTGCCATCCAGATCAAAGATATATGCTGCGCCAGAATAAGAACCATTATCGCTATCCCCCGAAGCACCAACTACAATTCTATCGCATCCTACGGCGACTGATTCACCGAATCGTTTACTCTCCTCTACATCACTGGCAACTATCTTGGTTATTAGAACACCATCCAGATCATAGATATATGCTGAACCAGAATTATTCTCATTACCGTCATTGATACCGTCATCAAATAGGGCACCAACTACGATTCTACCTGATCCTACCGCAACTGATCTACCGAACCTGTCATTTGACGCAGCATCACTGGCAACTATCTTGGCGAGTTGAGTGCCATCCAGATCAAAGATATATGCTGAACCAGCTTGACTAGCATCACCATAAGCACCAACACAGATTCTACTTGATCCTACCGCAATTGAAGCACCGAACAGGTCACTCGCCGCGCCATCACTGGCAGTTATCTTGGCGAGTTGAGTGCCATCTAGATCAAAGATATATGCTGAACCAGATGCAGAACCATTATCGTCATCACCATAAGCACCAACACAAATTCTACCTGATCCTACCGCAACTTGCCCACCGAAATAGTCCGAATCCGCAGTATCACTACCAACTATCTTGGTTTCATTGCTGGGTGCAGTGTCAACATCTCCTGATCCGTACATAAACGGAATTCCACTCTGACTCAAAACTGCAACGTTATTTACTTTAAATGTCACTAAATTCTCCAATACATATTGACAAATGAGTTAAATATAAGTATAATTGTATTTATACTAAAACAATCCTCTTTGAGAACCTTATTATATGAAACTTTGCTTTGTTGATACACTCGGCCTCTGTTATGATGGATCCACACTCGATAAAAGAGGATTAGGTGGTTCCGAGTCCGCAATCATTCTAATGTCAAAAGAACTTGTTCAACTAGGATTCGAAGTTACTGTATTTAACGACTGTATACACGACGATGCAAATCCAGGCATCTATGACGGTGTTACATATCGTTCTCTACATGACATAGAACAATATCATAATTACTTCGATATTTATATCTCTTCAAGATCAGTGGTTTCATTTGCACCCAACTCAATGAAAGAAAGATTTAAGTGGGCAGACAAACTACCTAATCTTGAAAGTGTCGCAATGACATCTAAACATCGTGTACTCTGGATGCATGATACATTCTGTGATGGTGATGATCTGATTGAAGACTTTGTATTACGAGGTCGCATTCATGAAATCTTTACTCTGTCTGATTGGCATACATCATATGTAACAACATGTAATCACGGCAAACAACGAAGTTATGAAACACTGAAACAATATATTTTCCAAACTCGCAATGGTATTCAACTTCATCACGAATGGGTAGATGTAAAAGCAAAAGACCCCGATCTGTTTGTTTATAATGCGTCAGTTACAAAGGGTATGATACCTCTTGTGAATAATGTGTGGCCGATTGTCAAAGAAAAACTACCTAATGCGAAACTCAAGGTCATTGGTGGTTTCTATCGATTTCGATCTACACATGGTCCAGATCAACAGGAACTTGACTGGCGAGATATGGTTGATAATCCAGTTCACGCAGATAGAGACATAGAGTTTACTGGTATCATATCACAAAAAGAAATCGCTGACATACTTGTGAAGTCTTCATATATGATATATCCTTCTGCGTTTCCTGAAACATTTGGCATCTCTACACTTGAGTCTCTCGCATATAATACACCACTCATTACTTGTCGTTTCGGCGCACTTGAAGAAACTGCGATTGATGTTGCTTGTTATAAAATACCTTATCCAATACAACCAAACTTTCAATTACCGTCAATTGATACCGATATTCAATCGGCAATCTTTGCTGATGCTGTTGTTCGCGCATACAACACTCCTTATCTACATCAACAGAAGATGTATGCTTGTAATCAAGTCAAAGATATTTGTGCGTGGTCAACAGTCGCATTACAATGGAAACAACACTTCTATAAACTAATGGGTGACTTCTTATCAATCCAAGAATATCGTAAAGTGACTGATATTAACAATCGTGTTCATAAAGTATTTGGTCGCCGTTTTCATAACTACGAAGAAGCGACCATTCGCAAACAGATAGAGAAACCTATTGTAGTTATTACTGCTGTTTATAATGCAGAGAATTATATTGACAAGTGTATTCGTTCTGTTGCGGCACAGGATTATGAAAACTATCGGATGATTATTATTAATGATGCATCAACAGATCGCACTGCTGAGGTGATTGAAAATACAATCGCTGAAACTGGTCTTGAAAACTTTGAGGTGATTACTCGTAAAGAAAATGTGGGAGCAGTGTTCAATCAAATATCAACCATTCAATCAAAATGTGACCCAGAAGATATTACAATGATCCTTGATGGTGATGATTGGTTAGTCAATAATTCAAATATCTTTAACCTGTATAATAATCTATATCATGATGGCGCAGAATATACCTATGGCAGTTGCTGGTCGTTAGTTGATAAGATACCATTGATTGCTCAACCTTATCCACCAGAAGTCAAAGCGAATAAGTCTTATCGCGATTATAAATTCAACTGGAACTTTCCGTATCCGCATTTAAGAACTTTTCTTGGTAGACTTGCCTTGGACCTAGACGCCACACTGTTCCAAGACGCGCAGGGCGAATGGTATCGTGCAGGTGGGGATAACTCTACCTTCTACAACATCATTGAACAGGCAGACCCAGAGAAGGTCGTATGCGTGCCTGACATCGTATATAACTACAACGACACCAATCCAATCAACGACTATAAAGTGAATGGCACAGAACAGAATGAAACTGCAAATAACATTTTAGGAAAAAATATGAAGAAAACTAAACGAATATTGATTGCTATTCCCACAGCGAAGTATATTGAACCAGAGACAATGAAGTCAATCTATGATCAGATTATTCCAGAAGGTTATCAAACTGAGTTTCAGTTCTTCTATGGTTATCAGATTGATCAAATTCGTAATCTGATTGCTAACTGGATGGAAAATAAAGATTATGATTATTTGTTCTCCGTTGACTCGGATATTATATTCCCTCCTGATACATTGATTCGCCTACTCGATCATGATAAAGATTTGGTCACAGGAATATATCGGCAACGACTGCCTAATCAAACTCTTGAGGTATATGATCAAAATCTACAGAATATTCCAATTGAAAATTTACCTAATAACTCTCTAATAGAAATTGGCGGTTGTGGTTTCGGTTGCGTTTTAGTTAAGAAAAAATTATTTGTTAAGATTGGTTATCCGCAGTTTGTTTATCATTCAGCGATTGACCATAAAGATACTTTCAGTGAAGATAATTATTTCTGTAAAGCAGCGAGAGAAAATGGTTTTCAACTGTATGCTGATACCAGTCTTTTCTGCGGTCATAAAGGAACACATGTATACGAGGTTGTCAAATGAGTTACGAATCTCTAACACATCAAGTAGAAGAAAAGATTGACAATGTGGAATCTTGGACTTGGATTGAAAAAGACTGGGAAGGTTTTCGTTGGCCAAAAGAAGATTGGCAAGATGCGATCAAAGGGTTGATTGAAAAACATGTGAACAGTAGAACTGTTGTCGTTCAGGCAGGAGGATTACAGGGAATGTATCCAAGATTACTCAGCGATATGTTTGAACGAGTATATACCTTTGAACCTGATCCTCTCAGTTTTCATTGTCTTGTCAATAACTGTCAAAAAGATAATATCATAAAAATACAAGCTGCGGTCGGTGAACACAATGGTCTCATAGACATCAATAGATTTTGCGAACACAATGTTGGAATGAACAGTGTGATACAAGGTAACAAGTATCCAATGTTTACCATTGACTCACTGGGTTTAGATACATGTGACTTTATACAGTTAGATGTAGAGGGGTTTGAGATTCCCGCATTGCGTGGTGCCAGTAACACCATTGATAAATTCAGACCAGTGTTGTGTATTGAAACAAGAGTGGGAACTGAAAAAGAGGTGAATGATTATATGAGTAATTTACGATATTACAATATTGATACGTATCATCACGATAGTTTTTGGTTGCCGATTATTCAACATCAACCAAAGGGATTTGTTTCCTAATACTCGTCGGGTAGATGAGAACCTTTCACTTCAGACATATATGAGTGATAACAATGATTTGTCTCCAGTGGTCGGAATAGAAAGTCAAGAATTGGCCTCATAATCCTTCCAATTCTTTTGTCGTCTCGTTCAAGTCTCCAACAAGCAGCGGAAATAGTCTCGTCAGGCCACGCGGCACCCAACGAGATTACAGAAAATATAAACTGATCCAGAGCAATCAATAAATGAAGTATTCTTCTTTGAAAGGTTAGTTTCATGATGGCCAAGTCATCACTGGCAATTCAGCAATTAATTCTGAAACTGTTGGCAAAGTTCTAGTCTCTGCCTCAACATCTGCTAATACTTGCTCGACGTATTCCCAAACTGCCACTCTCCAAGTCAATGCTGCTTGCCCTTCTGTAGCATATGTTCCTGTACCAGAAGCATATGAACAAGCAGACATAATATTGTCGTACAGTTTCGTTTTTGCTTCTGTGTCTAAATGTTCTTGTACTGCTTCAGAATATTCACCAATTAAAATTTGTTTATATGCGTCTTTTTCTTCTGCTGTCATTTCTACAACAGTTTTATTTATAGTCCAAACTCCATCAACTAAAGATGGAGTAGAACCAACTACAATCTTATGCGTGACTTTATCATATGTGGGATCTTCGACAATTGTTACAGGATAAACACCCCACTCTGCTAACAGTTCTTCTGATGTTTCTTTCGGAAAAGAAACATTAGCATTATCTGTTTTTAATTGCCTAACAGAATATGGATATGTTTCAACTAAGTTATTTGCTATTTTAACATACATTTAATATTCTCTCTTACGATCCAAATCCTGAAGCATCAAGTCCTGAGTCTTCAGTCCAAATTCGAATCTCATCTATAGTGCCATTAAAGTTTACTTCATAAGCAGAGCCAATGTCTGCAATGCCTGAGTTATTTTGCCCGTATCCTTTACCGTTGCTTCCGTAAACTTGACTTTGCCCCCCGCCAGCAGTATCAGTTCCTAGTTCAACTATTGAGTTTGCCGATCCTTTGCCGCCTTCTTGTACATAGACCGTGAGAGTAAAGGTGCTTGCATCAACAACAATATAATAGGTTGCGTCTGATCCAGTATATGAGGATATATCGACCTCAACCTCTGCTGCATCTGGATCAGTTCCCCATGAGGAATTTCCAGCACTGTCAAAAGCCCTTGCGCGTAAAGTCCCATTATTGACCCCAACAGCCAAACCAGCACCACCATTGCCGCCCAAATCAATTAAAACACCGTCATTAGTTGATGAAATGTTGGCATCAATCGCTATGAGAACATCATAAAAACCGAACACCCCAGTTCCGGTGCTTGGGAAAGACGTTATCGTGTAGTCTGGCGTACCGTAGTCCGCTTCATAATCAAACTCGACAAAAGACGAAAGTAGTGCTTTAAATCTGAACATTAAGAAGAAACCCCAACCAATGCTCCATATAATACTGAACCAACTTTCCACACATTAATAATTGTTTCATTTGTTGTATCAAGCGTTGGAGCAGTACCGCCAATCCATTCCATTGTCGGCCAAGTAATTGTGTATGCTGTTCCGTCGAGAATATGCATTGTGATATATTCGCCTGTTGTAAGACTATCACTGAATGTAGAACTCGCAGAAAGTGTCAAGTTTTGAATTGTACCATTTGAAGGATCAAGGGCAAATGTTGCACCAACTGTCGCGTTTGTATAAACATTTTCTTGAATTGCTTTTGCGAATGTTACAGTTTCATCTGAACCAATAGTAATTGCCGTGGCATCACCGTTGTCTACAATACTCGTGACACCTGATGAACCAGTAAATCCTGTTGATCCTGCTGACCCAGTAAAACCTGCACCTTGAGAACCAGTAAATCCTGTTGGGCCCGCGACTGTTGAGTCAGAACCCTTCGATCCAGTAAATCCTGTTGGGCCAGTGTCGCCTTGAGAACCAGTAAATCCAATAACACCTTGATCACCTTGAGAACCAGTGAATCCGATAACACCTTGATCGCCTGTATCACCTTTTGATCCAGTATAACCTAAGTCACCTACAAAAATCCACTTTGATCCGTCCCATCGCCAAATACTTGTGCCGACTGTATGATCGTCATTTAGACTCGGTGAATTTGGGAAATTAATCGCCATTATTTGTTCTCCAACTGCTCTATTCTCAGTGTCAACTCTTTGACCGCTTCAATGAGTACGGCCACTATATTACCATAGACAATGGAATAATAATCCTCTTCATTGCCTTTAACAACTTCTGGTAAAATTTCTAATACCTCTTGTGCTATTAAACCAATACTTCTGGCGCCGTCTTTATCATAGGACACGCCGTTTAACTTCTGTACGAGATTTAAACTATTCAAAAGAGGTTCTATATTATCCTTCAATCGTGCATCTGATGCAGATGAAATATCACCACCAGCAAAAATATCATCTTGACATCCAATACCGCCTGTAACTTTTAACGCACCAGTTGTTGATGAGGTGGAGGCGGTGGAGTTTGTTATAGTAATCGCATTGGTAGTAGTGCTGCCATTGTCTGTGGCCTGTTGTAATGTACTAGCGCCGCCTGACCCAGTGAATCCTGTTGTGCCAGTATCACCTTTTGACCCAGTGAATCCGATAACACCTTGATCACCTTTTGAACCAGTGAATCCTGTTGTGCCAGTATCACCTTTTGACCCAGTGAATCCTGTTGTGCCAGTATCACCTTTTGAACCAGTATAACCTTGAATACCTTGTTGTCCTGCCGCGACTACCCACTGTGATGAAGTTCCATCGTTGTAGTATACACTGAACAGACCGTCATCTGAATCAAACCATAAATCACCTTGTGATGGACTCGAAGGCGCTGCACTCGTTACACTAACCTCCATAGATGTTCCATCTGCACCAGAAGAACCAGTGAATCCTGTTGTGCCTCTACTACCAGTGAAACCTATGACACCTTGATCACCTTTTGAACCAGTGAATCCGATAACACCTTGATCACCTTTTGAACCAGTAAATCCTGTTGTACCAGTATCACCTTTCGACCCAGTGAATCCTGTTGTGCCAGTATCACCTTTAGAGCCTGTAAATCCTATGACACCTTGATCACCTTGAGAACCAGTGAATCCGATAACACCCTGATCACCTTTCGACCCAGTGAATCCTGTTGTGCCAGTATCACCTTTAGAGCCTGTAAATCCTATGACACCTTGATCACCTTGAGAACCAGTGAATCCGATAGGTCCTTGCACAGTAGAAGCAGAGCCAGTAAAGCCGATCGATCCTGTAAATCCTACGTCACCTTTTGATCCAGTAAATCCAATAACACCTTGATCACCCTTCGATCCAGTGAATCCGATAACACCCTGATCGCCTTGCGAGCCAGTGAATCCGATAACACCTTGACTTCCTGTGAATCCTGTTGGACCTGCAACTGTCGAAGCAGATCCAGTAAAACCTGTGTCACCTTTATCACCAGTTCTAGCAAAAGTTATAACAACATCTTCGCTTGCTGAAAAAGTTGTCGCTGAACCAGAAACGTAAGCACAGTTTACAACAAAATAACCAGATGGTTCTGAGATGCTACTGATGGTGAATAGTGCAAAGTCATCTGGATTTGATTTGTTTGATACTCTGAAGTGTCCTTTGATGACGCTGTCGCTGTCATCAATCGTTCGTAGAAATGGTTGTATATCAGTTGAAGCATCATCCGCATCATCGATATACATTGCTGTAACACTTGAAACAGTTGCATTATTAAACTTTAGATTGCCAACTCCTGGATCAGAGTTTGTAGTATTTGTGTTGAAAGTATAATCAAAAGTAGCACCGCCGAAGTTACCGTCAGCGCCTTGTGATCCAGTGAATCCAGATGATCCTGTGAATCCAGTATCGCCTTGTGACCCAGTGTATCCTGAGACATAAGAGTTGTTTACCCATGACGTTCCGTTCCAAACAAACGTTTTACCGTTCTCAGTATGTTCGTCATTTAACGATGGGTTGGTTGGAAAATCTATTGATGCCATTTTATTTTATCTCTTAATCTGAACTTGACTTGCCAGAAATACCATATGAAGCATCAAACTCTAGATAGACGGCGTGCATTCCATCTTCAAAAGATGCTTCTGTGTGACCGCCGATAATCAATTTATTCCCCAAAGATTCTATTGAAGTACCGAATTCATTTGAACCTGTACCTATTTGATATTGTTTCCAAGCATCAGCATCCATGTCTATAATACCAACAATTAAATCTAACAACCCAGAAGTCTGATTATCATCTGCGAAGAATCCGGAACTATGACCGACTATCGCAATTCTACCATCTGGAAGTTTAGTACTGTGATGCCCGTTCTGTGTTACCAAGCACGACCTTAATGTTCCTGTTTGATACGCATCACCCCAAACATCAGTTACATAATTAAATTTAACTACACCGAAATCTTCTGATCCAGAGTTGGTTTGATTACCAAGCGCACCATTTGTAGAATATGTTACAACTAATGTATTCGCGCCAATATCATGTATATTTATACCACTATCATTGAAGCCACTTCCAGTTTGATAATATTCGGTAGTGTGAGTTGTCATCTCGTGGATACCTAAGAAAATATCATATCCACCTAGATTCGTATGAGTAGGATCACCTAACGTGCCTGTTGATCTTCCAGTAATAGCAATGTCTGTATTCTCCAATTCTGTGACTGCATATATCTCTTCATCTTTGGTAGAACCATTCTGAAAATACATAAATGCGCCAGTTGATGGATTAATATGATAGATAATATAATCATACACACCAGACTCACCAGTGTTTTTTCTTCCTATATCTCCTGATGTCACACCAACAGGTACAATCATTCCTCCGCTGTGTTGTATAATATCATATCCAAATGCGTTACCATCATCAGCAGTACCATCACCAACAGTAGCTACTTGATAGAAATTAAAGATACTATCGGTAAAGTTGTATCTCAGCCCTGAAGTTTTATCCGATCGATAAGAATCTGTATTTAAATAATTTTGCACATCAGACAAGTCAACTGACGCTGCCCAGAACTGAAATACACCTTGCGCGCCGAATGAACCATCATATTCTTCAACAGTAGCAAAGGTTGCAGTGTATGTCGGACTGCCGGCCGCAGTTCTTGTCCAACTAGCAGTTGAATCGGCAGAAGCAGAAATAGAAGTAATTGTCGCACTATTTAAAGATTCCGTTAAAGTTGTTGCTTGATATAACATCTTTGTGGTTGGGTTACCATTAATATGATAGTTACCCGTTCCGAACTCTTGTTTCCAAGATCGGAATAACATTCCATCAATACTGTCAGAGTGACTTGTTTTGGTTCCAACAGAAACAATATTATCCTGTGTAGCATCATCAATCACAGCAACAAGATTTTCTGTTCCCATGAACCCTATGCTATTTTGCCATTGAATTGCACCAGTATTATCATACTGTACAATAACACCATTTGCTCCTGCTTGACCAACAACATGAATCTTTCGATTCGTATTGCCAATAACCCAGTTTGGATTTGTGTAGTTTTCAGCAACAACAGAATTAAAAGTACACGAACCAAGAGTCCTTGACCAAGTCTTACCGACGTTATATGATGCAGAACCTAAAGTTTCGTCAACCTGTAACTGTAATACAAAACCATCAGATTCTTCATTACCAACTACCGCGTAATCAGCGCCGTTACCAGAACCATCAGGGTCGCCAATACATGCAATATCATTCGCGGCACCATTGGCAGAAGCAGAAAAACCACCAATCCATTGAATCATTCGATTTGATGTACTGTCAGTTTCACCCATACCATAACGAATCTTATTTGCACCATTATCGCCGGAGAATAAGAATCTGCCTTTTGTGCTATCAGTATCAGGGCGAAGTCGATTTACATTCAGATTAGAAACGGTGTTAACTTCTGTCACAGTGCCGTCTAAATCAACAACGGTAAAGTATGTTGTTGTACCAGTTTCCATCGCCATAACAACATACTCTGTACCGCCATCGTTTGTTACGACTACGCTCTTCGCAACTTCAGCACTAGAAGTTCCATATGCATATGACCAAGTGACAGAAGAAGTTGTGCCTGTTGGATTTATTTTAATTAAAAGAGCATCGGTGCTACCTGCGCCGAAATTAACAGTGCTTCCACAAATATAAAGATTGTCGCTAGAATCTATCGCGATACCATATGCTACATCTGCGCCAGTTGATCCACTATCATATTTGTATTGCCAAACTTCCTCGAAGTTTTTATTTAATTTATAGATAACAATGTAACCATCTTCATGATTTGCCAGTGTGTAGTAGTTTTCATCAGAGTCTTGTATTACATCGACTGGAGATATTTCGCTTAAACCATCTTCAATATTTCTTAAAAATCCATGACACTTGATATCGCGTTTCGTAAGCAATTCTGATTTAGTGTATCCAGTAACCCATATCTTGTCATCAGATGCTTGACAAACTCCAGTACAGAAATCTGCACCAAGTCCACCGTATACAAAATGAGTTTCTCTAGTTGTGCTATCATCATCAATGAAACTGATTAGGATATTACTGTTTTCTGTGTTTGCAATATTTAATCCAGAAACTCGACCGACTGCAACTTTTCTTCCATCATTCAGTGGAAGCACGTGTTCATAAAATTCTTGACCGCCAATGTTAACTTCTTTACTGCGATAAAATTTTGGACTACCTGCGTTGTACTCTAAGATTCTACGATCGGTCGCGATACCTTTTGGTTCGGTTGCATTATATCGAGTCAAAGAACCATTGTTAGTATTATATTCAAGATACCCAGCAGTAGATGCATTGCGCAATAGATATGCTCTATTAGTCGAATCGTAATCTAGGTGAGGATAACCAGCAAATGCTTCATCGAGTTTATAAGAATAAATTCCATCACCTTCATATGTTGAAGCACCGCCATCTGCCGTGCCGCTTAACATTAAGTAGAAAGCAGTGTCAGCAGAGTTATAACGGAAACCATGTACGCGGACAGGACTGCCGCTTGTATTTGTTAGGATTTGTCCTTCGTCAGTCCATGTAGTTTCATCATAAGAGTGAAGGCGAACACCGCCATTTGCTATATCACTGTAAGCAACATAAAGAGTTGAACCAACTGTAATACATTGGGCATCACATGGACCAAGGAAATTTGATTTTATAACTTGTCGAACAAGATCGCTGTTATCCAATGTAGTAATGCTGGAAACAGACCATATTTCTAAATCTGAGTTAGCAGAGTGAGTTTGATTTGTCATTAAGACAGGAAAATATATTCTACTGCCTAGCAAGTCACCACAACTTGCTCTTACTGGAAAATTCTGTTGTATGCCAGATGTTCCATTCGCAGTAAATACGGGATCTTTTAAATCGAATGTTCCAACACCAACTTCTCCTGTAAATGATCCAGAAGAATCGCTGTATGTTTTACTAAAGACGTCCCACTGGGCGCTGTTAGCACTGATATAAAAATAATGGTAACGATCGCTCGTTCCGCGTATCACGCCACCAGACATATAGTTTTTCGTGCCAGTTGAAGGCAGAGTAACATCATTGTGTGAGTTATGAGCACCACCAATTGAAGGAGTATGTACTCTTGCTAATCGACTTTGATAACTTGTTCCACCAGAAGATACTCTAATACTGATTTGATATCCGAAAGATTTATCATCGGCATCAATAAATCCACCACCTGATGTAGTTTCTCGACCGCCCTCATACCCAACGTAAAAACTTGGAAGGTGTTTGTGATACTGATAATAATACCATTCAGTATCGCCTTCTGGAAGATAAAAACGATCCCAATAAAAAGCATCATCGCTTGCATTATCCGCTCCCATGTGTGCAAACATGATTGCGTTGTCTTCAACTGCGTTTGTGATATCATTCAATCCAGCGCCAATGTGCTCAATGACTCCAGCGTGATATTCGGTGTTTGCTCCATCCCATTCTTCTACTAATAAAGGAATAGTTCCATCGATGGTCAAATAACTTGCGCCGTTTTCAAGTGCTACAGATGCACCCCACTGATACAGTTTGACTTCTGCGCCAGTTGTATCATTACTAGCATTCACAGGAACATATGTGTACCAAAAACCTTCTCTATCAAAAGCATTGTTAATAGGAAGCGGAGAATACTCAGTTGTATTCGCCGTATACTCATATGTGATATTTGCAAAAGTTGCCATGAATTATGTTCCTGAAATAGGTGTTCCTGGACGGAAAATAATATCAGTTGAGTTAACTGCGAACCCTAAAAATAGCGAACGAACTGTTGAAGAAGGTGTTGGCGGCGTGTCGGTTGGTGTTCCATCTGACGCCAAAAATAAAGCAGAACCTGCGCTCAATCCACTGAAACCTTGAACCAATCCCCAACTGTAATAGATATTATTCACTTTAATTAAAACATTATTTAATTGTATAGACGTATCACCAGAAGAAGCATCAGTAGCAGTGTTTGTTCCATTGATTCGAACAACTTTACCGTTCGTTCCTCCGGACAGTCCACTCACAGTCAGAGCTACATCAGTGATTACGTCAGTTGATTTTACAAAAGACATTTTTAAACTCCCTTCCTTGTTATTTCTATATATGCAGTATTCGCAACTGAACCAGTGTTATCTGAATTTTGCACATACATTTCAAGGTAATCATTTGATGTTAATGTATATATTTCGTCAATAGAAATTGTAGAATTCGGACCAAGAGTTCCTGTTTCAAGCGTTGTTGTACCGTTTTTCTTTAAACTAAAAGTATAGGAATCTGCAGAACCTGCAGAAGAAGTTTCAAAAACTCCCTTGATTCTGTAATATCCTGTGACCTTCGCTGTTAATCTTGACGCTGTTCCGCTTGCCCAGTACTCTGATCCAAGAACATCAGCGTTTTGATCAAATTCAGTATCTGTAAAAGTAATAGCAGTTTCAGTACTGGTTGTAGAAAATGCTGATGTCATATAAGTTCTTGCTCCTGAGAAAGCACTCCATGTAGAAATGCCTGTACCGAGCGAAAGACCTTCTTGAATAATCTCAACGAAACTTGTATCGCTTTCGATTGAACCTGCAGCAGTGCTTTCTGCCGCAAACACCTCTATATAATCCCCTACTGCTAACTGTAGTACATCATCGAATAAAACAAACTGATTACTTGCTACAGTTGTTGACGATACTTCTGTACCGTTTTTACGAATTGAAATTGTATAAGAAGAAGCAGTACCGCCAGCGGTTGTTGTAATTTGAGTATTGATTCGATAAAACCCATTCTCTGTAATTGAGAATCTTGTTGGTTGAGATGCAGACCAAAGAGCAGCAGTATCAAACTCTTCAGTCGCCCAAGAAATTGCTGTTGATGTTGCGGTCAAAGAAAAATCTGTAGACAACATAACCTTTGCGCCTTTGAATGCGCGTTTTGTTGATCTTGTAATCACGTCCCATTTTTCACCATCCCATTGCCACACAGCAGCATTGTCATCTGTATATGTGTCATTCGTTGATGGTGATGTGGGAAAATCTAAATCTGCCATTATTGTGTCGCTCTTATTTTTTTCCTAATATTAGGACTTGTTAATTCACTTGATGTAGATTGACCATATATAAACTCAATGCCTTCGCTATTCCGCGTTCGGCTCGAATCATCCAATTTAAAATAAATCCCAAGCATTAAATATCCATCGGCAGAACCTAATTCGTCTCCTGTGGTTGAGAAACTGTCACAGTACCATTGTATGTCCATTGTTGCAGCACTGATGTTTA